CCTCCAGCTCCACCAGCAGAATTAGCTACAGCCTTTAATCCAAAGTGGTCGCTATCATCAAATAATCCTATACCTAGTTTTCCATCTGTACCCGCATTACTTGAAGTTCCACCAGTTCCACCAGTTCCACCGTTAGCTCCCATTCCAGAAGCGTCTATATTAGGGATTGTTGATGAAGTTAAAGTAACATCTCCTTGAGATTTTATTACAATAATAGTTCCATTTGCGTGTGGGTTTGAAAAAGCTAGTTTTCCTGTTCCTGTAATTGAAATAGAAGAGTAATTTTTTACAACATATCTTGCACCACCTAAACTAACTGATGTTGTTCCTGATGTAATAGCTAAAGCACCATCAGAACCATCTCCACCAAATTTTATAAAACTTTTTCTAACTACACTACCAGTTCCACTTGTATCATCATCTGTTACATATTTATTTGTTGAATTAGGTGTTCCTGTTCCAGCTAGAGCATCTTTTTCATCTGTTGTTGGTCTGAATGTAGAGTATTCTGAATCTGCAAGAAATTTAGGATTAACAATTAATTCTGCACTTGTTGCACCTGCTTGTGTTCCTGCATTAATTTCTGCTGCTGTAGCTTCTTCTCCAATACCTTTAACAGTAAGAGACATATCAGATGAACCAGCAATAGCTAGGTCATCTGCGTATTTCTTACTTGCTGCATCTGTATCGTTTGTAGGGGTTACTGGAACTGTTACATCTCCTGTAAAGGTAGGGTCTGCATAAATATCAGCCCAATGCTCTGCTGTAATATTCATTCGTACTGGTTCTGATACATCGTGGGATTGGTCTGAAGTACCTCCTACACCTCTATTACTGATAGTGATGTAAGTACCACCTCCGTCTGTACCAACGGCTGTATACTCAACTATTTCTCGTAGTGAGGAGTTATTTGGGGAAACAACTAACCATCCACTTGTAGGTGTTGGTAGTGCTGCCACATATCTATTACCTGTTCCTGTTGTCCAAGCTGTAGATACTGTTGTCTTATAAAAATTTTGTAATGTTTTGCTCATGTTTTTGTTATGTCTTTATTATACTATAAATTACTAATAATGTCAAGCCCTGTGGGTTATTTAAACTGAAATAATGTTACCTGGCTTAAACATCTTTCTTGGTTCTTTATGACCAAATAAAGCATATTCAGCGATGGTAAATGTTTCTCCAGCGTTTGAACTTGATAATCCGATTGTTAATGTTTGTGCCTTTGATAAAAAGGAAATTCTATTCTTTAAGAAAGGAGAGGAATCTACTGTTTGACCAAATGAATCAGCTACTAGGACTTCTCCTACATCTGTTTCACCAATAGAACCTAACTCATTCTCTAAACCTTGTCCAATATAAAATGTTCTTGTCTTTTCTGAACGAATGTCATTTGCATCTTGTTTAATAGTTACTTTAATCTTTCCTTGTAAGTTTTTAAACATTAAATCAAGATAACGATAAATATTAAATTTATTAAAGTCTTTGTCTTCTACTTTTTTAAAGAATACTTCTGAACTAACTGCAACTTCATTATCATTATAAAGAGCTTCATCCCATTTAAGAACTCCAAAAGGAGTAACTGACTTTGTAGTATAAATAACATTATCTATTTCTACAAAGTTATCAATGCTTGCTTTAATTCTGTTGTTATATTTTGTCCAGTTATTTTTGTAAAGTAAATGACAAACAAAAGTTGTATCATTAACTGAACTATCTAATGGAATTGATAAATAAAATCTTCTATTAAAGTAGAAACAAACTGCTTGTGTTTGGTTTGCTATAGATATAGTATAAAGAGTTTCTTTAATCTCATCTGAAATAACAGAACTATTAACTCCAAGAACTCCTGTTTGTTGGTCTTTGAATCCAATAGCTCTAACTTCTCTCCCTGTGAAGAACCAAATATCATTCTCAACCCAAGTAACTGCCTTATTAGAAGTAGCTCCATAGTTTCCTGATTGTAATTCCAACTTAGGTAAATATAATGAAGTAATCGAATCGTATATAAATGTAAGTTTCCAAGTGGTATCTCTTTTGAATACTAATAGTTGTCCATAGTAGTTTTTCATAGCTGTAATAGAATCAGTCCCTAGTGGTTTAACAATATCTGTTCCTGTAAAGGTTGTGAAATCTCCTGTATTAGAATAATACAAAGTAAGTGGTTCTGCAATTACACCTGAAACAAATAATTTATCTTCAAATATTTCTAGTATGTTTCCCTTTGGAATTGCTGCAACGTCTGTAAAAGTAGTACCATCCCAAGTGAAAGGAGTTTCTGCTGTATTAGAACAATAAAGTTTATCATCATAGACAACATAACCAAATTCTTTATCTGCTGTATAGCTTCTCGAGATTGTATGAACACCAGATTGTGTTCCTGAAGTATTTATTGCTGCACCACCAACTGTTTCTGATATTTGGAAATTATCAACTGTTAAACCAGAAGAAATTACATAGTATACTGTATCAGGAGTAATTCCAGTTGGTAATGCTCCTGTAGTGGAAAAAACTACTGTAGAATTTAGTATAAGTCCATGTGCTACTGATGTTATAACTCCAGGTGTTGCTATTGTGATAGTAGCAGTTCCTATTGTATTCAAATCATCCCATACTCCTGTAGTAGTGTTGTAAGTCTGTAATTTAGTATCAAGAACTCTAATAAAATAAGTAGTTCCATCTTTCTGTTTATATTCAAATGGTGAATGAGCTTTAGATGTTTCTACAACTCCGTATAAGGAAGAACCAGTATCTTTAGAAAGATAACCAGTTTCAACAAAATTCATATTTATAGGAACACTTCTTCCTGCACTATCATCTACGTCAATTTCCTTAGATAAATCTTTTTTTATTATTACAAATTTTTCCTTTTTATAGCTCATTATAGTAGTCTTGTATAAGTAAACATTTGTCCTCCTCTTTGGTTTCCTTCTTCATAATTACTTTGAACTGATTGTTTCTTTACCATGTAATTTTCATACTTAGCAAAATATTTATCAGCTAACTCTTGGTCTTGTAAATCTTCGTATGCTCTTGCAATTATTCCGTAAACAATACACTCGTGGAAATATTCATCTATCTCAGGGTCTTGTGTAGTAGTAAGATTTGCGTAGGTTGGATAATATTTAATTTCTAGTGAAGCTGTTGAAGTTGGAAAACTTTTAATTTCTCCACCTTCAAGAGTAATCATTCTACTTAGAGTTTCATTATCAAAATCCTCAATAGAAACTTCTTCAAATATATTATCTGAGGAGTCTTTTGCTGAACCATAAAGAGTACCAAATAGGGCTGGTAAAGTACCAACACCAGAAGTAAAAGCTATAGTAGCTGATAATACTTTATTGCTTGTAAAAACTCTTTTAATAATGTCTTGATAAGTAAGATTTGCGTATATTAAAATAGTAGCATCACTTATGATTTCATTTGTTTCTTCTAATAATTTTGCTCTTGAGAGCGATGTTATCTGATTTGTCGATAATTGCATTTTTATATTTAGGTTATGTTAATAATAATCCTAACCCCACTCTCCAAAGAGGAGAGCAGAATAGAACTACTAGCTAAGAGTTGCTCTAAGCACTGCACCGTGTGCACGATTTCCTGCGAATACTTTTCGTCCCCATACAAGTAAGCCTTTTGCTGTTGTAATGAATGAGTCTTCTGAAGCACCTGAAGGAATAACTGATGTTTTCATGATTTGTAGAGCGAAAGCACAGTATTTCTTGCTTCCTGCTACGAACCAGTAACCAGTTGTGTTATCACCTGAAACTAATTCAGATGTATAAATCTCGAATCCTGCAATAGAACCGATAAGTCCTTTCTTAACCACATTGTCATATGCTGATGCAACTGCTGGAATAAACTCAGGAGCTTGCATTAGTATACCTTCAAATTGTGAGTTAACAACCATAAATCGTCCTTCTTTTGGAGAAAGAGATTTACCTAGAGCTGTACGAACTGCAACAATTTTTTCATATACATTAGATTTTGTAACTGCTAGAGCTA